GGCCTGCTTCGCGCTCTGCTGCTCTTCAAACCGCACCGCCTGCTGTGCCAGCTCATTCAGGCGTTTCTGGTATTCAACCTTGTCGCCCAGCTCAGCCAGCTGGCGTTTGTACTCCAGCGTCTCGTCTTTATGCGCCAGCAGGGATTTTTCCTGCTCAGATAACTGTCGTTTCGTGGCAGCCTCTTTCAGGACCGCATACTGACTTTCCGCCTTCCATAAATCACGGCGCTGCCGGCTGATTTTCTCATTCGCACCGCTGTGTTTTTCCAGCGTCCTGAGCTCAGCTTCAAGGGCAAGCAGAGCCTCTCTTGCCTGCTCCTCTTCCCTCTCCCCGGCAGAGCGCGTTTTCGGTGATGTATGCTTTTTACCTGTCAGCTCTTCAGCCAGACGGCTGACGGCTTCCTGCTGCCCCGGACCTTTGCTGACGCCTGTTGCACGCGAGCGGTTGATGTACCCCATTTCCCCCTGGCGTATACGCGCATCCCGTTCCGCAATGGATTTTCTCAGCGCCAGTTCATCGCGTTTTGTTTTCTCAATAAATACGCGGTTCTCTTCTGCCAGTTCACCAAACAACGCACCAACGCCGGGCACATTCTTTGTCGTTTCCCAGGCTGACTGAATAAATTCAGCCAGCGCCAGATCCCCCTGCACAAGCAGCAGCTTCACTTGTTCAACGGTTCCGGCCACCACGTCAGTGATCAGACTGAGTGCCCCCAGTGTATGATCACCTATCCATGCCCATGCGTCAGAAGTCCAGGTTTTAACATCGTCCCAGATTTTTTCCACCGGCGTGGCCGCTTTATCAAGTTGCTCCAGACGTGCATTCATGACATCCGCAAACAGGGACATCGCCTCCGTCACCGCAACCTGTTTACCTTTCGTGCGCTCAAGCTCATCAATATGGCGTAACTGGGAAACGCTCAGGAAGTTATACTGCTGATTCAGGGAGGCCAGCGCCTTCACCGGATCTGCTGCAATCCCTTCAAAGGCTTTTTCCACCTTCCCGGCATCGTCCCCCACCGTCTGCAGCCATCTCTGAGAGGTTTCCCCCATGATCCGTAGCTGCCCGGCGGTATATTTCCCGCTTTCTGCCAGACGGGCCAGATTTTCTGCCGCCTGTCTGATACCACCACCGGCTTCATCGCTGATCACCCCGGCCATTTTCCACAATTCTGCCGTTGTGGTGGCAGCCGCCCCTCCGGTCAGGATCAGTGAACGCAATAAGGCCCGGTCAGCCTGCTCTGCCTGCCAGGCGGCGGCAGCAAGCGCGGCCAGTACGGCAACCCCGCCACCTGCCGCCACACGGGCCACCGACATAAATCGTCCCAGCTCACCGGCATTCCGGGCATTTTCAGCCAGTGCATTTGCCGTATCTGACAGCGACTCCTCTGATGATTCAGAGGCATCCCTGATCCCGAGAAGTTCCTCCTTCAGCAGGGTAAGCAGGCTGAGCGGTCCACCGAATGAATCGCTGATCTGCCCCCCCTGCTGCAGCATGATAAGGAAGGGATTCTGACCACCGGCAAGCTGAGTGACAATATCCGTGAACTGTGCGGGCAGTGTGCGCATGGCAGCCTTATACTGTCCGACTGATATCCCGGCTTTTTGTGCCGCCAGCGCCTGTCGGCTCAGCCCCTGTTCAACAGTACTGGCGGTTTTTCTGGCATCCGCCTCCAGACTGGAAAAATGACGGCGTACCCGGGCCATCTGTTCATCAAACCGGGCCGCATCCAGACTCAAATCAATAACCAGATCACCCGCTGGCTGGGACATATCTCACACCTCCGGAAATCCCCGCTGAAGCCATCATTAATGCAACATCATCCTCGCTGACATCCACCACATCCGCAGAAGGTGAAATATCGCGCCCTCCGTCCCCTCCGAACCGGACGCCTCCGGCAACTCCTGTCGCTTTCTGCATCAGCATTTCTTCCTCGTCCGGCATCTCCGTCTGCTCTTCCTCACACGCTGGAGCAAGCAGACTGAAATCCGCCGGATGCATATCCGGATCGCCAAAAAACAGGCTGAGTACGGCGTACATCAGCCCGGAAAAATGAGCGTCCAGTTGGGTATCCTGAAAATAATGCGTGCAGTAAAAACGTCGCCAGTCGGCATATTCGGTGGATGTCATCCCGGCAAGCATGGCGCGCCAGTCGGGTCTCCCCATCTCTCGCGCCAGTTTCAGGACAAAGTTCAGCTCGCCTTCGAATGCTTTTTTGATGTTACCGACTCAGTCGCTTCTGCTTTACCGGTTTGTTCAGGATCGGCATCGTGCCGGTTATCCAGCATACCTGAAAGATAAAGCACCCGGTTCGTTGCCTGATTCAGTGCATCAGCAGGCCATCCCAGCATCACTTCACGGCGGATCTGCTGCATCTCTGTCTCCGGAGAGGCCAGAGTGCCTTTGAGGGAATGGGAATGCCATAGCGACATCGCCACAAGCAGGGATGCCGTTTCCAGATATCGCTGGTTAATGTGCACGACATCATGCTTCGTTGTCTCCTGTTGTTCTGCGTCTGAAACAAACTTTATATAATCAAACCGCTGCAGCGCAGACAATTCGGAAAGCGTGACGGACACACCGTTATATTCAAATTGTTCTGTTTTCAGAAACATGTATTACCTCCGTTTACCCTGCAGCGCCCGCTTCAGTAACGGTGACTTCAGCCACTGCGGCGAACTGACCATTTCCGCTCACCACAGGGATCTGCACCTTACCTGTCGCCACGCCGTTTACCGTAATTGTCATATCTTTCACACTAATGGTGGCTTTCGACGGATCGGCGGAAACCGCTCTGAACGTCTTGTCGGTTGCACTTTCCGGCTCAAAAGAAACAGTCAGGGTGGTTGTTTTCCCTTTTGCCACCGTACCGGATGTCGGTGTCACCTTAATTGCAGTGGCCGGCGTAATTTCGCTGCGTTCTTCCGCCACGGAAGGTTTGCCCACGTTAGTGACTTTCACCGTGCGGGTGATCACTTCTTTCGCCGTCACGGCCTTACCGATACTGCTGACCCAGCCACGGAACACATCCACCGTGCCATTTGGGAAACGGATTTTATAGGCCCGCACATCCCCGCTTTCAAACCAGCCTATAAGCCCTTTCTGACCTTCTTCTCCCGGTTTCCAGGCCAGCGTAAAACTGGTATCTCCTGCAGACTTCTGCCCCTGCCCGGTCGCGGTCCAGTCCGCGTCTTCATCATCCAGGTAGTTATCATCGTAGGGTTCTGCCGTCATCTCGCCCGGCGTCAGATCCTTCACCTTAGCCAGTCGCTGCCAGTCATCGTCTGACAACGGGTTTGCATAAGCATCACCCTTGCCGTTGTAAACCCACAGAGTGGTACCGGCACCTTTTACCGGCTCAAGGGGATTTGGTGTTGCCATATCGTCCTCACATCTCGTATGTAATGGAATAAGTCAGATCCGCAGAACTCCATAACGCCATATCGTCATCACGACGATACTCATAGCCCTGCGTAACCATCGTCGTAATCAGGTCTGCCAGTGCCGGGATCGCAGTCACCGCCGGATAAATCCGGCTTTCCATCCACTGATCAAGCTCCGAATCCGGTACCTGTGCCGGTAAAAACACCTCAATATGCAGTGTGGCCCGCCAGGTATCTGCATCCAGCTCTTCACCGGTATACTCTGCATCCGTCAGATAAACCGCGACGGCCGGAAAATCCTCTTCGTCAAAAACAACGGGGCGACCATCAAACAGCGTCGCCCCGTGTTCATGCAGCTCCAGTGCATCCAGCACTGCCGCACGGATATCAGTATGTTTCATCGTTTTATCGCAATCCTAAGTTGTTGTTTCAGCGCGTATGCCAGTTCTCCGGGCAGACGTTCACGCCGGATACGGTCAATATTCTCATCAAACGCCTGTTTCAGTGGGGCCGCCATCGGGATTTTCACCACATCAATGGGGTAACGGTTTTTCCCGGCCACACGCTGCATGACATGCCAGCGACCATTTTTTAATCGCTGGATAAATGCCCGCTGATACCGATGCTGACCAGCTTTAAGTATGCTGTCCGGACGACGGCCCAGCATCCTGATCCCCAGCTTAATCACAGGGAGATCACCGCGTTTAACGATAATTCTGGCATTCGGATTTCTGACCGTGGCCCGTTTCAGTCTGGACCGTTCCTTTACCAGTTTCCGGCGTACCTTTGTCTCCCGGGCAACCTGTGATGAAGACTGATTAATCGCCGTTGTGGCCACGCGGTTAATGGCCATTGCTGAAGCCGCCGGAATGGCGTTTTTACGAACCCGGCTCAGATTTTCAATCGCCTGATCAAGCCCTTTTATCGCCATAATTCACCCTGCGTTTATCGTCGCCGGTTAACTGCCGGTGGTTGCCCACGGTTGAGCCAGAGATAACAACTCCCTCCGTCATCCGGAGAAACACGGTCCACCCAGAACATCTCGCCGTTAATGGTCAGCGTGTCACCACGCCGCAGTTGCCGCACATCATCAGTCCGGACAAACAGGGACGGGCTGGAGCCTTCAACGCGCACGCCCTGTCCGGCATAGCTGATATTTTCAGGGTCATCAAAAACACCACGTATTACTGCGCCGGACCGCTCACCGGATGTCATGGTGGCTGACGTTCCCATGTACCCGCGTATCGTTTCATCGGCGCGGGCAATGGCAGCATCGAACAGGT